TATGAGTTCTTGGGATTGGATGCGTATGCTCACGACTTTGACAATGTGGAGCAGATAACTAAGGAGGACGACTCCGTATACGGCGTGTATGGGGACCACAACATCCGCAGCAAGGTCACTCCGCTGGTTAGTAGCGCACAGGAGTTGCTTGGACTGCCGCTATGCAATCATATAAAGGAACAGTATAAGTGGTTCTACGACACCTTTAACTATTGACACCAAGCCCAGAAAGAAGCTTTTTTATTTGTATTATCTTTGTAAAAAATATAAGTAATGACACGTAGCGAATCAGTAGGAGCAACCTTTTTGTCTACCGCTATCAGTTGGGTAACCATTGATATCAACCCCCTGTTATCGGGCTTAGCTTCGGTGTTCGCTATTGTCTTGTCTGCCTTTCTTATCTACAAGACATATCTTGAAATTAAAATTCGTAAAAACCAATTGAAATGAACTGGATTAAAAATTTATTGAGCGAAGGCGATGCCGTAAGCTCAAAGCGTTTTATCGCTTTGATTGGATCCATTGTTCTTTTCGCCACCTTGGTAGCCAATTCCTTTTCCCCTCAAGAGATTGCTCCAAGCGATGCGCTGGTCAATGCCGCGCTGGTGTTGACCCTTGGCTGTTTCGGTTTCACTTCTTTAGATAAGTTTGCTCGTAAGTAATGGCTAAAAATCAAACAGTCTCTTCGTATGTAAGCAAGAGCAAGAAGCGAGGCAAACACTCCAAGCAAGAGAGCGCTAACAAGGCGAGCAAGAACTACAAGAAGCAATACAAAGGACAGGGGCGATGAAACTATCTGAAAACTTTACCCTTGCCGAGCTAACAAAAAGCTCCACGGCTACGCGCCTTGGCATTGACAACTCTCCAAACCCGGAGCAGCTGGAAAATCTAGTTGAGCTTTGTCATAAGGTTTTACAGCCACTTCGCGAAGCTATTGGACCTATCAATATCTCCAGCGGCCTGCGTGTTCCTGCGTTAAATAAGGCCATCGGAGGGAGCACAACATCCCAGCACTGCGCTATCAATGGTGCGGCGGCAGACATTGACATCGCCGACAACAAGAAGGCCTTCGACTACATTAAGGACAACATCGAATTCGATCAACTTATCTGGGAGTTTGGTAACGACAAGCAGCCAGACTGGGTGCATGTAAGCTATCGCCTTGACAATAACCGTGGTCAGATTCTTCGTGCCGTAAAGAAGAACGGGAAAACAGCTTACGTGAATTTTAAATGAAATGCCTAGCTTATTTCTTATCAGTCCTTTTACTAACTGGATGCTCCGCCGAATGGCATCTATCAAAAGCCGTAAGCAAGAACCCGCAATTAATGAAGTCAATGACGATGACTGTCACGGACACGGTTGTTACCGAGCCGATTGCTGTCAGGGATACGGTCACCATCTCACAGGTGGACACGGTAGAGATAGTAAAGGACAGGTTCCGAGTCAAGATTATGCGGAGCTACGACACCCTTATAATCGATGGAGGCTGTGATGCCGATACAATTGTACGTACTATTAGCGTTGCTGTCCCTCAACTGGTTGTTGGGGAAACTCGATTTCAGCGAGTTCAGCGATATACATTTTGGGGACTTGTCTTGCTGTTGCTGATTGCAATAGCTGTGGCTATTATAAGGAAGAACCTTTTTAAAATTTAGTATCTTTGTCTCTTAAGATAACATCACATGGCAAAGATTAGCACATACCCGGTAGTCGCCCCAGAGGGTTCTGATATTATTGTTGGAAGCGATACGGGGAGCAGCAACTCCACTAAGAACTTTACCGCACAAAGCGTTGCTGACCTTTATGTGGAGGTGCCAAACACACTTCAAGAGGTATTGGATGCTGGCAACTCTGCCACGCAAGACATTGCGTTAGATGGGGATATGGAGCTCAATAGACTCTCTTTTTTGGACGGACCAGCTGTTGCTGATGTAGGCCAGATGGCGTGGAACTCAACAGACGGAACGGTAGACCTCATATTAATGGGAGGCAACGTAACCCTCCAGATTGGTCAGGAGCAAGTTACTCGCGTAGTGAATAAGTCTGGAGTCAACCTGACTCAGGCAGGGTATCAGGCAGTAAAAATTCTTGGCGCTCAGGGAAACCGTCTCTCCGTATCTCGCGCAATGGCAGACTCAGATGCAAACAGTGCCGACACACTTGGCATTGTAACTGAAAACATTAGCAATAATTCACAGGGGTATATTACCAGCTCTGGACTGGTTCGTGACATCAACACCACGGGGGCTCTTCAAGGCGAAAGCTGGATGGAGGGAGACGTGCTGTATTTGTCACCAACTGTTATGGGTGGCATCACTAATGTGAAGCCAATCGCTCCACAGCATACGGTTATTGTTGGATTTGTCGTTAACTCAAACCCCAATAACGGCTCTATCTATGTCAAGGTCGACAACGGCTATGAGATTGACGAGCTTCATAATGTTCGTATTGCCACCGCAACAAACGGTCAGCTCCTTCGTTATAATAGCGCGCTTTCCGTATGGGAGAACTGGACCTCCGATTATATTGTTGAAGGTCAAGTTGGCTCCGTTGGCGCAGAACCTGCTCAAGCGGCTCCCGTTCTTGTTGCTAGCGTGTTTACAAATGGAGACCCGGCAATCGTCCTTGGACAACCAGACGCTTGGGTTGAGATAAATATTGAAGGGACGACTTATAAGTTCCCAGCATATTCTTAATTAAATAATGGACATTCGTAAAGTATCCGTTGGCGCGGACTACAAGTCTGGCGCCATGCATTATATTGTTGACCAAGAAGTTCTTGGCGGGTCGTATAAGATACACCTGATCCAGATGGATAAGGAAAGTGGTAACATAAAAATTTGGGTAGAGAGTAGCGACGAGGTTCTTCTTTGGAAGGAGTTCAATGCCAACATGCCCATATCTATAGAGTATAACATCAATTTTTAAACAACATGAGCAACTTTGACAACTGGATCAGCGACTTGGAGGAAGTACAAACGCCCAATGCATGCAGCATTGACAACCCAGATTGCGAAGGCTGTGGCTCATGAGGTCTCCTCGGTCATTTATTATTAAGCCATTTAACGGGCGCCGGTATGATAACATCAAGGACATCGGCGGCGTAGACTTTATTGTCAGCTCCTCAAAAGAGGACCACAAGGTGTCTAATAGGTTTGCCGAAGTTCAGGAAGTGCCCATTGGTTATGACGGCCCAATCGGGAAGGGAGACCTACTGCTCGTTCATCACAACGTGTTTAAGTTTTACTATGACATGCGTGGCCGTGAGCGCAGTAGCCACAACTTCTTTCAGGACGACACATTCTTTATTGATGAGGGGCAGTTTTTCTTATACAATGATGGCAGTGAATGGAAGACAACCGGCAAGTACTGCTTTATCAAGCCGGTCGAGACGAAGGACTACTACATCTCTAAGCCCGGATCCGAGGAGCCGCTTGTTGGAACTATCCGCTACATTACAGATGAGCTGATTGCCCATGGCTTAAAGGAGGGAGACGAGATTGCCTTTACCCCTGACAGCGAGTATGAGTTTAATGTTGAAGGCGAAAAGCTTTACAGGGTAAATAGCGGAAACATTTGTATCTTGCTATAATGGACACCACTGAAATTAAATTACAAATTATCAAGGCTGGAGAACGCGCTGTGCGTGAGCTAATTAAGGTTGCACAAGAGGACATTATCAAGCCTAATCCGGACGACGAGCTCGCCGCGGATAGGCTTAAGAATGCTGCCGCCACCAAAAAACTGGCAATCTTTGATGCATTTGAAATTCTCTCCCGCATAGAGGCCGAGCGCTCAGCGCTAGAGTCTCCAGCTGAAGAGGGTAAATCACGAGGAGGCTTTGCAGAACGAAGAGCAAAATAAGATATACGATGTCATCTATGATGTCGTTCCTGCCGCTACGATAAAGTCAAAGAACAAGGCTAAGTCCTGGGTTTATGGCTACGATGAGGAGCATGACATCGTCGTGATATCTAAGGATGGGACCATTGGCGACATCTACAATATAAGTGGTTTACTTGTGGCGCTGCCCAGCCAGCCAGAAAAAGTATATGCCCGCAGCAAAAAACAGGCGGAGCAGTACTGGGAGCCTAACGAATACCCAAAAGAACTCAACAAGATAAAGTCCATATTTGCTTGGCACGACATGTCTTCTGAGTTTAAGAATAGATGGGTCGACTATATTGAGGACGAGTTCGACCGCCGAGACAATGGCTTTTGGTTTATGAACGATGGATTGCCTACGTATATAACGGGGTCCCATTACATGTACCTTCAGTGGACCAAGATTGACATTGGACTTCCGGACTTTCGTGAGGCTAACCGAATATTCTTTATATTCTGGGAAGCTTGCAAGGCTGATGTTCGTTCGTTCGGCATGTGCTACCTGAAGATTCGCCGATCTGGATTCTCCTTTATGGGCTCATCTGAGACTATCAATATAGCCACCATGGCTAAGGACTCTCGTATTGGCATTCTGTCCAAGACCGGATCGGATGCCAAGAAGATGTTTACGGATAAGGTCGTGCCCATCAATAGCAACCTGCCCTTCTTCTTCAAGCCCATTATGGATGGCATGGATAAGCCGAAGACAGAGCTCGCATACCGTGTTCCAGCCTCTAAGATTACAAAGAAGAATATGTCCAACACGGAAGCGGATGACGTAGAAGGGCTGGACACTACCATTGACTGGAAAAACACAGCAGACAACAGCTATGACGGCGAGAAGCTACAGTTGCTGATTCATGACGAGTCGGGCAAGTGGATGAAACCGGACAACATTCTAAACAACTGGCGCGTAACAAAGACCTGTCTTCGATTGGGCTCTAAGATTATTGGTAAGTGCATGATGGGGTCCACTTCTAACGCTCTGGATAAAGGCGGTGACAACTTTAAGAAATTATACTACGATTCTGACATGTCAAAGCGAGGAGCTAACGGCCAGACCAAAAGTGGCCTATACTCTTTATTTATTCCAATGGAGTGGAACTTTGAGGGGTATATTGACCGATATGGAATGCCTGTCCTAACTGCTCCAGAACGCCCCATAAGCGGTATCGATGGAGGAACCATTAAGATAGGTGCGATTGACTACTGGAACAATGAAGTGTCCTCCCTTAAGTCTGACTCTGATGCGCTTAATGAATTCTATCGTCAGTTTCCGCGAACGGAGTCTCACGCTTTCCGTGACGAAAGTAAGGCGTCTATCTTCAACCTTACCAAAATATACCAGCAGATTGACTACAACGACAGTTTAATAACGGAACACTTTATTACACGCGGCTCGTTTCACTGGCTTAATGGCGAGAAGGACACTAAGGTGGTATGGACTCCCGACAAGCACGGGCGATTTAAGGTCTCTTGGCTGCCGCCAAAAAACTTACAGAACAATGTCCACACGCGAAATGGAATGAAGCTTCCGGGCAATGAGCACATTGGTTCTTTTGGTTGTGACTCCTACGACATCTCTGGCGTTGTTGGTGGCGGCGGGTCTAATGGGGCGCTGCACGGGATGACGAAGTTTCATATGGACGACGCCCCTTCAAATCATTTCTTTTTGGAGTACGTAGCAAGGCCTCAAACCGCAGAAATATTCTTTGAGGATGTACTGATGGCCTGCGTTTTCTATGGCATGCCAGTGCTTGCGGAGAACAACAAGCCTCGATTGCTTTATCACCTTAAGAACCGAGGGTATAGGGGCTTCAGCCTTAACCGTCCAGATAAGCATGCAAGCAAGCTATCCAAGACCGAGCGCGAACTTGGTGGGATTCCCAATACGTCTGAAGACGTTAAGCAGTCTCACGCTTCTGCCGTCGAGTCGTATATTGAAAAGCATGTTGGCATAGATATGGAGGGAACATATAGACCCGTTGACGATATGGGGGAAATGTATTTCACAAGGACGCTTGAAGATTGGGCTCGTTTCGACATTAACAACCGAACAAAGTTTGACGCAACCATTAGTTCAGGTCTTGCCATTATGGCCAATCAAAAGCATATGTATCTGCCTGAGCAAAAGCAATCAAAAATAAGCATTAACTTTGCTAGATATAATAATCGCGGATCACGAAGCGAACTACTACAGTAAATGAAAGAGGTAACTATTAATATATCTCCAAACGGATTTCCTAGTCAGTTTGTATCCGATGCGGAGAAAGCTACTGACGAATTCGGCCTCCAGATTGGACAGGCTATTCAGTACGAGTGGTTTCGCAAGGATGGGAATAGCTCTCGTTACTACGCTCAGCTTCGGGACTTTATGCGTTTGCGGCTATATGCGCGCGGCGAGCAGTCTGTAGCCAAGTATAAAAACGAGTTGGCTATTGATGGAGATCTCAGCTACCTAAACCTTGACTGGACGCCGGTTCCAATTCTACCAAAATTTGTAGACATCGTTGTAAACGGAATGTCTGACCGTTTGTTTACGGTAAAGGCTCACGCTCAGGATGCTGTATCATTAGATAAGCGCACCAAGTTTCAGCGCGAGATTGAGAACGAGATGGTTGCACGGGAGGCCTTGACCAAAATGTCTGAGGCTTTCGGCATTAACCCATTCCAGAACGACCCCATGAAGTTGCCAGAGGACGACCAAGAGTTGTCTCTACACATGCAACTAAACTATAAGCCAGCCATTGAGATTGCCGAAGAGGAAGCTGTCAATACTATTTTGCAGGAGAACCACTATGAGGACATCCGCAAACGTGTTGACTATGACCTTACCGTGCTTGGCGTCGGCATGTCTAAGCAGGAGTTCCTCCCCGGAGATGGCGTTAAGATTAGCTACGTCGATCCGGCAAACGTGGTGTATAGCTACACCGAAGACCCTCAGTTCAAAGACTGCTTCTATTGGGGAGAGATTAAGACGTTGCCCATTACGGAGCTGCTAAAGATTGATCAGACTCTAACGAACGAGGACTTAGATACTATTTCAAAGTATAGCCAGAGCTGGTATGACTACTTCAATGTGGCGCAGTTCTATGAGAACGATGTATTCGCTCGCGATACGGCTACTCTCTTGTACTTTAATTATAAGACCACCAAGAAGTTCGTATATAAAAAGAAAGTTCTTGAAGATGGCAACGCTCGTGTCATCGAGAAGGACGACACATTCAATCCTCCGGCAGAGATGATGGAGGAGGGTAACTTCACAAAGATGGAAAAAACCATCGATGTGTGGTACGAGGGCGTCATGGTGATGGGAACAAACATCATGCTTAAGTGGCAGATGATGGAGAACATGGTTCGTCCTAAGTCCGCATCTCAGCATGCTATGCCAAACTATGTAGCAGTAGCTCCTCGCATGTACAAGGGTAACATCGAATCTTTAGTTCGTCGAATGATTCCATTTGCTGACCTGATTCAGATTACGCACCTTAAGTTGCAACAGGTCATTTCACGTATGGTCCCAGATGGCGTATTTATTGACGCTGATGGACTAAACGAAGTCGACTTGGGCAATGGGGCGTCATACAATCCAGAAGACGCACTGCGCCTTTACTTCCAGACAGGTAGTGTCGTTGGACGCTCCTATACTCAGGACGGTGAA